AGGGGCTTAAAGGATGCTTGGGAGTTAGTTGAGAAGATATTTGAAATGCCAATAGATGAAAGAGAAATGGCATTAAGTATTGACGAACATTATCTTGAAGATATTTTAGTAAGACTTACACCACAAGAAGCACTCAAAAGACTAGAAGCCTATGAGGAAAGCAAGGCAATTAAGGTTGGGGATGTGGTAACGTGCTTCAATGATTACAAGGGTGTTGTTCTTGATCGTATCAGTGAACAGATAGATGTATTTACTGAAAATGGATGTGTTGAATGTTTGGTAACTAATGATGTAAAGAAAACCAATAAGCATCTTGACATAGAGCATCTTCTTGAACAGATAAGGGGGGAATAAACATTGGATGCAAAGAAATATCTTGAACAATATGAAAAGATAGACACTATGATCTTGAATAAAACTTTTGAAGCTGAAAAGTGGGATGCATTGGCACAAAGCATAACAGCATCAATAGGGAATGAAAGGGTTCAATCTTCAGGAAGTCAGCAGAAGATGGCTGATGCCATTAACAAGAGTATTGACATGAAATCAGAAATAGAAGCATTGGTAAGCAAGAAGAAGGAAATCACAGACACTATAGAGCAGATACCAATGCTTGAATATGACATATTACACAGGGTATACATACAGGGGAAAACATTAAAAGAGGTTCAGGCAGAAATGAAAAGACAGTACACGTGGATTACAACAGTACATGGAAGGGCTTTGCAGTATGTTCAAGAGATATTGGACAAGAGAGAATATGAAACAGTGTGACTTTCTGTGACTTTCTGTGACTTTTCGTGACTTTCTGTGACTTTCTGTGATTATTTGTGACTATTTTGGTATTGAATGCCAAAAACAAGGGTGTTATTATTATAATATAATATTATGTGAGTTATGAAAGGCATTGTCAAAAAACTTCCCCCTTTTGACAGTGCCTTTTTTCTATGCCTGCAAGGTTTTCTCCTTTTTCTTGCAGGCTGTTTGTAGAAAGGTATTGCCTTTTTTATAAAACACTAAAAATATTGCTTGAATAAGGGCAGGGTATATGGTAGAATATACCATATAGAAAGGTGGTGCTTTTATGGGGAGAAAGGCAATAGATTTAAGAGGTAATACATTTGGATATTTAACAGTTATAGCAAAAGACATTAGCACAAATAAGAATGCAAAATGGATTTGCGAATGTCAATGTGGGAATAAAATATCTGTTGAAAGTCAAAAGTTAAGAAATGCGAAAGTACAAAGCTGTGGTTGCAAAAGAGGTATATTAAAAATTCAAACAATGGGAACGCATGGACAGTCAAAATCGAGATTGTATAGAATTTGGCACTCTATGAAATCAAGATGCCATTATGAGTTTAAAGGCAGCGAAAGATACTTCGGAAGGGGAATTATAGTTTGTGATGAATGGGAGAATAGCTTTGATGCCTTTTATGAATGGTCTATGGCAAATGGATATGCTGATGATTTAACTATTGATAGAATAAATACAAATGGCAACTATGAACCTTCTAATTGTAGATGGAGTAATAAATTGACACAGGACAATAATAGAAATTCAAATAAGAAAATTGAAATAGATGGAGAACTTCACACGATTGCTGAATGGTCAAGAATTAGTGGTGTGAAGTATGAAACAATCAGGTCAAGAATAAAGAGAGGAAAAAAAGGAAAAGAGTTGATTAAGCAAGGCTAACAACCTTGCTTTTTATTATGTGCGAAAGGTGGTGTACAAGGTGAATGAAAGACAAAAAAGGTTTGCTGATGAGTATTTAATAGATTTGAATTGTGAAGCAGCAGCTATTAGAGCTGGGTATTCACCGAAGTATGCACGTGGCAATGCACATAAATTAGTTGCAAATGGTTGCATTAAACAATATATTGATGCGAGAATGGCAGAGAAAGAGAAATCATTGATTGCCGATCAGGATGAAGTTCTAAGATACCTTACATCTGTATTAAGGGGTGAAAGCCAATCTTCTGAATTAGTGTCAGAAAGTGCAGGTGGTGTCACAATAGCCAAGGAAATGAAGAAGTCACCATCTGAAAAGGACAGATTGAAGGCTGCTGAACTTCTTGGAAAGAGATATGGCATATATACAGATAGAATTGAAACTGATGTTGATATGGAATTGAATATCAATATTGATTATGGGGAAGGTGATGCTTAGTGAACATCACTGTTGAAATGAATCCTTCTTTCAAAGAAGTGGATTCAAGCAATAAAAGATATATAATCATGAAAGGTTCAGCAGGTTCAGGAAAATCAGTTGATACAGCTATGAACTATATATTAAGGCTTATGAGAGATAAGGGAAGAAACCTTGTCTGTATAAGAAAGGCTGATATAACGAATAGAGATAGCACCTATGCAGAATTGACAGGTGCTGTTTATAAGATGTTTGGGGATAAAGCTGATAAGTATTGGGATATTAAGTTAAGCCCTTTACAGCTTACCTGCAAGGCAAATGGCAACAAGATAATATTCAGGGGTGTGAATGATGATAAGCAACGTGAGAAGCTAAAGTCAATTACATTTCAGAAGGGCAAATTGACAGATGTGTGGATTGAGGAAGCAACAGAAATCACACAGGCTGACTTTGAAATAATAGATGATAGATTGCGTGGTAAACTTCCACAGGGGCAGTTCTATCAAATCAGAATGACATTTAACCCTGTAAATAAGAATCATTGGATAAAGAAGAACTTCTTTGACAGGGTAGATGCAAACACGTTGACACATCATTCAACATATCTTGGGAACAGATTTGTTGATGAAGCATACAAGGCTAGAATGGAAAGAAGAAAAGAAGTTGATCCTGAAGGCTATCGTATATATGGGCTTGGTGAATGGGGTGAAGTCGGTGGTCTTATTCTTCATAATTGGGAAGTCAAGGACATTTCCCTTGATATTAATGATTATGATGATATAGCACTTGGACAAGACTTTGGATTCAATCATGCCAATGCAATTCTTTTATTAGGCATTAGGGATGATAATATATACATCCTTGATGAAGTCTATGTGTATGAAAAGGAAACATCAGAGATTATACCACTTGCCATTGAAAAGGGCTTCCCCATGAATAAGGAAATGTGGTGTGATAGTGCAGAGCCTGACAGAATCAAAATGTGGAAAACAGCAGGATTCAGGGCAAAGCCTGTTGTAAAGGAAAAGACAGTTGAAAAGAAGTATCAGGCAGCACAGATTGATTGGCTGAAGGGTGTTGTGTCTAAGAATAAGACTATAAAAAGAAATATATATGTACATCCACAATGCACCAATACTATTGCAGAACTTCAGCAATGGAAATGGAAGAAGGATGAAAAAACAGGGGAATATGAAGATGAACCTGTGCCAATTATGGATGATGCAATGGCTGCATTAAGGTATGGGTGTGAAAGATGGAGAAAGAAAAAGAAAGTTCTTTTATAGGGCTTATTTTTATTTAGGTAAGGAAACGGGCACTAAGACAATAAAAGTGGCTGTATGGTGGCAAATTCAAAGCCACAGGGCATATTAAAACAAGAGAGGTGATATATAAATGCTAACAATAGAAGAGATAAAGAACTTTATGAATGAGGATGCATTGTCAGAGAAGAAAAAGCAAGCTGCAATAGGTGATGCATATTACAATGCAGAACATGACATAAAAGAGTACAGGATATTCTATTACAACAGTGATGGTGAGTTGGTAGAAGATAAGTACAACAGCAACTATAAAATACCACATCCATTCTTTTCAGAATTGGTGGATCAGGCAACACAATATATTCTGTCAGGTGATGAACAGATAATTAAATCTGATATGCCTGAACTTCAAGCAGAAATGGATTCATACTTCAATGAGAATGAAGATTTTATGTCTGAACTGTCAGAGATTTTGACAGATGGACAAACAAAGGGATTCAGTGATGCATATGCTTATATAAACGAAGAAGGGAAGATTGCATTCCAATGTGCTGATTCCTTGGGAGTTATAGAGATAAGAGCAAAAGACACTGATGATGGCTGTGAATATGTCATATATCACTATGTAGACAGGATAGACAAAGGGCAGAAGCAGATTAAGAGGATTCAGGTGTGGGATTCAAAAGAAATATATTACTATGTGCAGGATGGGGATGGTGAGATTGAACTTGACACATCTGCAAAAATCAATCCTAAACCACACACATTGTTCAAGAAAGAAAAGGATGATAAGACATATTTCAAGGATTTTGGCTTCATCCCATTCTTCAGATTCAAAGCAAATAAGAAGCAGGTTTCATTCTTAAAGCCTATTAAACCTTTAATAGATGATTATGATTTGATGAGTAGTGGCTTGACAAACAATCTTGCTGACTTTGACAAGCCCACTTATGTAATTAAAGGCTATGAAGGTGATGATTTAGAAGCATTACAGAAAAATCTTTCTTCAAGAAAGCTTATTGGACTAGATGAAGAAGGTGGAATGGAAGTTCACACAGTTGATATTCCATATCAGGCAAGAATAACCAAACTTGAATTAGATGAAAAAAATATTTATCGTTTTGGCTTTGGACTTAATATGGCAGGGCTGAAAGATACATCAGCAACTACCAATATTGCAATCAAGGCAATGTATGCATTGCTAGATTTGAAGTGTTCTAAACTGATTATCAGATTGAAACAGTTCCTAAGAAAGCTTATTAAGATTGTGCTTGATGAAATCAATGAAAATAATGGTACAGATTATCAATTAAAAGATGTGTATTTCAATTTCAAGCCTGAAACAATGTCAAATGCACAGGAAAATGCACAGATTGCCCTTACAGAAGCACAGACAAGGCAGGCAGATATAACAACATTGTTAAACCTTGCAGCAAAGCTTGATAATGAAACATTAATGCAGCTTATATGTGAGGTTATGGACTTAGATTGGAATAAAATCAAGGGCAAGCTTCCTGATCCTGACGAAGCAGACAGTGAATTGAATGCAGCACAGGATGCTTTGAATGGGATTGAAGGTGGTGATATAGGTGAACAAGCAAGAGAAGGAAATACAGCAAGTATACCTGAATAATGAAAAGAAGGTTCTTGAAGATTTAAAACAGAATTATCAGGATGCACTTGAAGAAATCAATGGAAAGATAGAAATGCTGATGGCAAGACAGGATGCAGATATGCAGCACGTTATATATCAGGTGGAATATCAGAAAGCGTTGAAAACACAGGTGCAATCAATCCTTGAACAGCTTCAATCCAATGAGTTTGAAACAGTATCAGAATATCTTGCTAAATCTTATGAAGATGGCTTTATCGGTACAATGTACAATCTACAGGGGCAGGGTGTTCCTTTAGCAATGCCATTGAATCAAGAACAGATTGTTGCAGCTATTCAACATGAAACAAATCTTTCCACAGACTTATATTCTGCCTTTGATATTAAGGACTTGCAAAAGAAAATAGCAGGTGAAATATCAAGGGGCTTGGCAACAGGTCAGATGTATGCAGAGATAGCAAGGAACATATCAGGATATGCAAGGATAAGCTTAAACAATGCAATGAGGATTGCAAGAACAGAAGGGCATAGAATACAATGCAAGGCTTCAATGGATGCTTGCGACAAGGCAAAATCAAAAGGTGCTGATGTAGTTAAACAGTGGGATGCAAGCCTTGACAGAAAGACAAGAAAGAGCCACAGGAAGGTTGATGGTGAGATAAAAGAACTTGATGAACCTTTTTCAAATGGTCTTATGTACCCTGGTGATCCAAAAGGCAAGGCTTCAGAGGTTATTAATTGCAGGTGTGCTTTATTACAAAGGGCAAGATGGGCTGTAGGCAATGACTTCACCAAATGGGATGAAGAAGAAGGCATTGTTGAGATTAAAGCAAAGGACTATAACGATTTCAAAAATAAGTACATGAAGGCATCAGAACGTGTCCGAAGTAGCACACAAAAGATGAAAAGTCAAGAAACACTTGAAAAAACCACAAAAAGTAGTACAATAGAACTAGATTTACAATTTTTTGCTGAAAAAGACATAAAGAACCAAAGTTCTAATTCTTTAAAAAAGGCAATGAAGAAGTATGAAGCAAAAATCAACGAACACGAAGCCAAGATAAACAATCCTGAAGAATATATATATGATTGGAATGATAAAGATATTAGGGAACAAAAAGGATTGATAAAACATTGGCAAAAAGAGATTCGCAACTTTAATCAATCTATTAATGATAGGGTTGATGAATTGAAGGCAAGGGGTGATTATGATGAATAAATTAAGTGAAGAAGCAATTAAATACATCATATCAAGAGTGATAGACAATGCCAATGATACTGTTGAAGAATCAAAGCAGAATAAGGGTGATGATTTTTACAAAGGTAAGAAAATGGCATATTATGAAGTATTAGATACAATCAAGAATGAATTAGAAGCAAGGGAAATGGATTTGAAAGAGTTCGGTCTTGATATTAACTTGGAAAAAGAATATCTGTAAACAAAGCACTTTGCAAATGCAGGGTGCTTTTTAATTAAATAAGACATAGGCTTTTACAGCCCTGAAAAAAGACATTAAAGCATCCTGCAAGCAAGGGTGCTTTTTTAATTCTTTGATTTAAGGCAATTTCACACATCAGGCAAGGAAATCACACTTGCATGATTAAAATTGAAATTTGGGTACAAAGGCAAAGCGACAAGGGGCATTTTTGTGACGAGTTCACAAGATGCCCTTTTTCTATGCAAATTTTTAAGAAAGGAAAGGTGAAGAAACATGGAAGCAGTAATTCAGAGCATGTCAGTGATACTTGCTGTAATAGGCATCTTTGCATTTTTAGTGTCAGCCATAACAGAAGTATTCAAGGGTGTTGGTGTTCTTTCCAAGATTCCAACAGATATTGTTGTACTGGTTCTTTCAATAGCAATCACTGTGGTGGCATTTATAGCCTATATGCAGTACATACAACAGACAATTCTTTGGTACATGATTATTGCAGCTATAATGGCAGGATTCCTTGTTGCATTCGTAGCAATGTATGGATGGGAAAAGCTGACAGAATTATGGTCAAGGTTTAATAAGAATAAGGAGTGATAATAATATGGCAACAGCAGAACAGATTATAAATAAGGCATTGTCCTATGTAGGCACAAAAGAAAGCCCTGCAAACAGCAACAATGTCATATTCAATACACATTACTATGGAATGGCAGTGAGTGGTGCAAGCTATCCTTGGTGCTGTGCTTTCGTGTGGGATATATTCAGAATGGCAGGTGCTAGTGATTTATTCTATAACGGATGCAAGACAGCATATTGTCCAAGTGTGGATTTATGGGGTAGTCAGGAAAAAATTACAGTTCCAAAGAATCAAGGTCAGTATGGTGATATTGTACTTTTTGATTTTGATAAGAGTGGTGTTGCAGATCATATTGGATTTATCTATTCAAAGAATGCAGATGGTTCATATGAAACTATTGAAGGCAACACAGCAGTTGGCAATGATTCAAATGGTGGTGAGGTTATGAAGAGAACAAGAAGCCAATCCACTATAAAAACAATCATTAGACCAAACTACAATGGCACAGTAAAACAGGAAGATGATGCAAAGACAACATTCATCAAGGGTGTGCAGGAAGCCTGTGGTGCAAAGGTTGACGGAATTGCAGGCAAAGAAACATTGTCAAAGACAGTTACAGTGTCAGCAACAAAGAACAACAGACATAAGGTGGTAAGAGTTATTCAGACATACTTGAACCATCTTGGATATAACTGTGGAACAGTTGATGGAATTGCAGGTGTGAAGTTCAAAACAGCAGTTAAAGCATATCAGAAAGCAAATGGATGTGTTGCTGATGGTGAAATCACAGCAAAGAACAGAACATGGAAGAAGCTTTTGGGGCTTCTGTAAAATCAATAACTAAGGGTAGGCAGAAATGCTTGCCCTTTTTATATGTCCAAATGTCCTGATGACAGATAAAAGCATGGATATTATGCCCTTGATGCATGGCATATAAAAGGCATCTGCCAAGTGGTGAAACCACAGTTAAAAACATAGGCAACGAAAGGAAATATTATGGAGTTTTTAAAAGAAATCTATGGAGATAAAGCCCTGACTTATGATGAGTTTGTACAGGCGATCAATGCACATAATGGTGCAGAAGGTAACAAAGATAAGCAGATTAAGCTTGAAAACATCAATTCAGGCAACTATGTCAGCAAACTGAAGTATGAAGATATTGTTGCACAGCTTAGTGGCAAGGACACAGAGTTGACAAACGCAAACAACCTTATTGCAGAACTTAAAAAGGCATCTAAAGGCAATGAGGATATGCAGAAGAAGTTCACTGATTATGAATCAGAGAATGCAAGACTTCAGAAAGAACTTCAGGAAGCTGAATCCAAGTATGCATTTGAAGTGATGCTTATGGATGCAGGTGTCACTGATAAGGATGAAAGAGAGTTCTTGGCTTACAAGTATGAAAGCAAACTCAAAGAAGAGGGCAAATCCTTAGAACTTGATGAAAACAAACATATCAAAGGTGCTGAAGGCATTGTTGAGAGTTTAAAGACAATGCGACCAAAGGCATTTGAAACAGCTTCAACAGGAAAAGAAGGCTATCAGGTATTAGGTGATAATAAATTGCCTGGTAATGATGACAGGACTGTTATTCCAACAAAGGAACAGTTCGGCAGTATGGACTATGAAGCAAGAGTTGCTTTAAAACAGCAGAATGAGCAGGTTTATAGACAGCTTGCAAAAAATTAAAAGAAAAGAGGTAATATAACATGGCAAGAGAAGGTTTATTCGGTGGATTTTATTTTGATGAGGAAGTATTTTCTGACATGATGCAGGAATCTGATTTTTGGTCAAATCCAATCATGGCATCAGGCATTGTGCAGCAGGATTCATCAATTATGGATTTAATCGGTTCAAAAGGAAACGTGGCTACAATTCCTATGTACAAGCCACTTAACATTCATGATGAAAACATGGGTGCGTTAAACAATGATGGTTTAACAGACAATGTACCTGTAGAGATTGCAGGTGACAAGCAGACTTGTATGCTTATTCAGAGAATGAAGGCATTCAAGGCAAAGGATTTCACCAAGGAATTAACAGGTGCAAAGCCACTTGACAACATCAAAGGCAAGATTCAGGGCTACTATACACAGGTATGGGAAAATGAGCTTATGAACATTGCAAAGGCAGTTCTTGGTGTGGAAGCATTACAGGATCATGTCTTAGATTTATCAGTAACAACAGGAACA